GATGAAAAATCCATATTAATCATAATTAGAGAAAGTGATAATGCAAGGGTTAGTATTAACAAGACTGCTATATTTCTAGATCTGTTTCTTGTTATGTTTTTAATGCCTCTTTTAATAGTTCCCATAAACATGCTCCTTTATATTTTAAAAATTCTTATTCTATTTTTTAAGAATTACTTATTTAATATTCTTTATATACATAGACAATAATTAACTCAATTTTCTTCAAAAATTTATTAATTTTTGTTTTTTTATTTAGATTAAAAAATCATTAAAATCTTAATTTAATTTATTTTCTTTCCTGATCCCAATATGGAGAACGACACTTTGGACAAGTGCGAGGTCTTTCTTCTTTTCTTGGGATCCAAATTTTTCCACATCTTTTACATCTTAATTTTATTAATTTAATTTTCATATCTAATCTCCTTTTAGTATTAATGTATATCATAAATGTATAATTGTCAAGTGTTTTTCAAAAAATATTTTAAAATAAAAAAAATGGGGAGACAGATTAAATTAATCTATATCTCCCCAATTTTCTATATTCTTATATAGCTATATGATTCTTCATAAAATAGAACTGCGTTCATTTAAATTATTTATTTGTTAAATCATATAATCCTGCTGCCATTAAGCCATAAATTAAAATTTTTTATAAATCATTTTGCAATATTCTATAAATTCATTCATTGACATATTAGATTTGATTCTATTACATTTACTACAAATAATTTGAACATTATTTAAAGTTAAGGTTTTTTGGTTATTAATTCTGTCTAAAGTGGGAGAATTAGCATTCAATCCTGTGCCAAATTTCCAGTCTAATTTACAATCACAGATAAGACAATATTTTGTTTTTTCCGCTATATTTTCTAATTCATTTTTAGTAATTTTTACTGAAAATCCTTTTCCTTTATGTTGGATTAATGTTCGTGCTGACCAAAAACGATGATAATTATTTTTTCTCCATTCATTTAGGTATTTCTCTTTACATTCTTTACAAATAGAATGAACTCCAAACTTATGTCCTTTTGATTTTACAAATTTATTTAGATTTTTTACTTCTCCACATTTACTACATATTTTTGTCTTCATAATAATCTCCTATTCTGGTAGGGATAGGAATAGGATACTATCCCTACCGATTATTAAATTGCTAACTATTTTTTAGCTCCTAATCTTTTTTAGAATATTTTTGGCAGTTTCAAAACCGAATGTATTAATACCAGCAGAATAAAAACCTATCCAAGCATATTCTACCATCTCCTTTGACTTAAATGTCATAGCATTTAACCAAGCTCCAAGAAATGGTAAACCCATTGAGAATAGTAAAACTATTATATTTACTACAAATGGATTATCCTCTAAATATTTTACTGCTTTAGGTGGTAATATCTTTTTTAATACAAAGATTATAAGTCCAACTGCGAATGCTATCTTAACTACATCAAATGCTATATTTCCTAAACTTTCAAATACATCCATTATTTCACCTCCCTTTTTAAGGTTTAAAAACAAGAAAATTTTCCCTCATATCAGAATGAACAAAGTCCTGATATGTGTAAACTCCATAACCGCTGAAATCAGTATATCTGACCAAATACAAAGCATATTTTACAACTGATATTCCAGATGCTTTACTATCAACAGCCATTCCTTTTAGATGATAACTACTTTTTGCACCTCCACAAAACTTATTCCATTCTGGAGTTCTATATCCGGAACGAATAATAATTTGTGTGTTTAGCATAGTTCTTATAGGTTGTATTTGTCTTGCCATTTCTAATATACTGTTAAACATTTCTTTAGGTGGTTCTATTGACTTTGCACCAAGTTTTTTATCACCAGACCAGAATTCTCCCCATTTAAAATTAGTTGTTAGTTTTTTATTGTAATCCATTACATATCCCTTGCCCAAAGTGAATGAACCCAGCAATAGTATTTTTGATAATCTGCAACTTTGATCATATTTCCAAATGTTTCCGGACCAACCTTACCATCAATTAAAAGTCCATTAGCAGATTGATATTCTTCTACTTCGGTTGTCAACACAACATCAAACTCATTACTATCATTAAGTCCAAAACAGGCTCTTAAAAATCTAATACCATAACCCTGCTTATCGTATTTTATTAAACCTTCTGATCTTCCTTTGTAATAATATTTTTCTAATCTCATATCTTCTCCTCCTTTTGTTTTAAATTGCTGGGCGTATTGTATTATTTGGTGCTTACTTTTAATAGTAATATTAAATTCTCCATTATAAATAGTTGAAAGGGTATATTTCCCCCAAATGCTTGATAAATCTGATAATTTTTTATGTATGGTTGGACACATAATAACCACATCGTCTGTTTCTAAACTTTTAAGTAATTTAAACCTCTTTAAAAGTGTATCGTAATCATCTACTAAATTTCCTAATTCTATCTCTACTATAAAAAACCCTTTTAATTTAGCGATCCAAACATATTTGTTTACATTTGCACTCGTAGTTTCTAATGATTGAAAAGCGAAATATTTGCAAATATCTTTTATTCTACTATCATCTAATAAAGTTTCAAGTGCTTGTTTTTCTCCGCTTGTTTTTATCTTCTGATTCCAAAACGCAAGCGGATAATTTCTCCCTGTCTCTTGTATTGCTTGGTGGACTTCTAAGGTAGCCTGATAAACTTTTTCTGCTGATCCTCTTTTCTCATAACATTCGTTTACTGCACTAACTATTATATTTTTATTACGTGGGAATTGTTTTAAAATCTTTTTACAAAATTCTTTGTATTTCTGAGAATAAGTGTCAAAATTTAAACTTAAAATTACTTTGGAATAGTTGTTTGATAGTTCGATCCATTTCCTATAAGTCATAAAATCAGGATAAATTTTATCTCTTAATTCATATCTACTTGCTGTCCCATATTTAAGGTCAAAAAAATCTAAACCATTATTCTCTGCATAAATGTCATCTTCTAATAGAAATCTGATACATACTCCATTATAATATTTTTCCTGCCCTATTTGTTTATAGTTGTGCAAGTGATAAATATACATAATTCTCTCTTAAATAAAATATTGAACTAATAACGCTATTATTCCTCCTACAAAACCAGTAACTAAAATACCGATAAATAACCAAACAAATTTATCATGAAAATTAACTTTGCCATTAAGTATTAAAAAATGTTCTTTAAATTCAATGTACATCCTTGCTATTAAATATCTTGTAGGGTGATTGCTTTCCATAATTTCTTTTATCAAATCATCTTTATTCATTCTACCTTTCTTTCTTTTGTTATCTTTTTCCTTTACCACTATTCCTCCCTTAAATTTAAATTTTTAATCGCAAATAAAAAACCTCCTAAAAAGGAGGTTAAACTGATTTAAATTTTAGTTTTATTTTATTTTATTATTATTCTTCCTCAAAGTTTTCACTAATTGATTTAATAAATCTCATGAATAAAATTAAAATATGTAATATTTCACCCAATCTTTTTTTAGTTAAAACTTCTTGAATAGGTTTTGTTTTTAATTCCTCTTTTGCAAGTTTAATGTCTTGTTGGATATCTTTTAATTCATCTTTGTTTTTATCCAAATATTCAATTAATTTTTTTCTATCATCAAGAGAAAGCATTTTTTCTCCTTATATTGCATAAGGTTTAGTTTTACTATAAGTTGTTATCGTTCTTGTTATAACAGTTGGGGTTGTGCTTGTAGGTGTTGTTTCTGTGGTGATCTTTGAATTAGAAACAATCTTTTTAGAAGTTAAAGTTTTAGTTATTATAGGAATATTTGAAGACTTTCGTTGAGATTCCTTACTTTTCACACCTGCTGATTTTCTCTCCACTACTTCTTTTATTATTTCTCTTTTAGGAATAGTAGGATAATCTATATCTAAAGAAGTTCTCTCTAATAATACTCTCATCCTATCTGTTTCTAATCCTCTTATTATTCCTCTTATTAACATTTAAATCACCCCAATTACACTTTTAATTATATTTGGAGTTGTTTCTTCTAATGTTTCAAGAGTTAATCTACAAATCCCATCAGCATAATCAGTTTTAATTATTCTAAAAATAGGCAAATTAGCAATTCCTAAAAATTTAACATTATTATTAGGTTCAATTTCAATTGGATTAACTCTTCCACCATTTTTGTCAAAGACAAAATCTTCAACTGAACAACTAACCTGATATCTCGGCTTTTTATGAAATTCAAACTGTGCTTCACCAATCGCCTTTGCTCCTACATCTGAAATTCCACCCAGACCAATTACATGCTCTTTGTCAAAAGGAATTTTTGAATCCTCGTCTATTAATTCAATCTCTTGTCTTTTCATCATCTCGTCGAAATAGACAAGAAATATTTTACTGAAATAACTGACAGAATTTTCCTCTAATGTAAGATTTTTTATAGGACAGATATAATCAATTTTATTTCTATCTACTTTAAAAAATTTAACTTTTCTGTCTTTTGTTATAGTCCATTCATAATCTTGATATGCTAAAGCATTTTCAAGAATACTTAATGGAGCAGTCCTATCCCTATAATAAGCAGAAGTCAATTCAAAATTACTTCTGATCCAATCAATATAGAAAGTGAAAGCATCATTAGTTAAAACTTCGAATTGTATATATTTAATAGCATCTCTTGTTTCTATTGGGAAATTGTTCAAATCTATTATTTGTTCTTGCCAAGCATCTTTATAAGAATATTTAAAATTATCAAAATCTCCTGTTACACCTGTATAGCGTAATTTAAAATAGTTAATTGCTCTTGCTGTACCATAATCCCAAGAGATTTCTGTTCCGCCGTCTATTGAAAAATAGTAAATTGTTCCAACTCTTCTCACTTTCGTAGTATGCCAATTAGTATCAGGGGTATAACTTTGTTCTGCTTTGGTATATGGGTCATAATAAATACTCATTTTATTTGTTACCTTCAATACTTGGAAATAGATAGGATGTGTATCACCATTTAGGTATATCATAATAGCTTTTCTTTTATCTCCAGCTTCTACACTATCAAATTTAAAATCAAATTCAATTTCAAAATTATCATTAGCATCTGATAACCAATCAATATCAGGATATCTTGTTCCAGAACCAAAAGAAGCAACAATATCTAAAACTCCTCCAGTAATAACAGCATCAGATAAATACCATTTTCCATCGTCAGAAGTAAAATCAAATCCATAAATATTACCTGTAATATTAATTATTTTCTCTATTCTTTTATTTCTTAAAAATCCTAAATTGTAATAATAAACATAATCCCAATAAGATATTCCTAAATTTGCAGAACTATCCATACCAAATCGAAATGTTTTTTCTGCTGAAGTTTGAGTTTCTCCACAAAGGGCAAAAACCCCATCTACATATAAAATCCAAAAATTACTTTTCATAGTTAGCCAAAGTTCTCTATATTCAGTCATATCAATTGAATAAGAATTTGCTGCATCATACCAATCCTCAATTTTATTAGAATAAATTGCCATTACTGCTCCCACTATTCCATCACGCAATATAAGGAAAGTTGTTTTTGCTGCATTAGTGCATTTCATCCTTGTTATCAATGTGTTTCCCTTTGTATTATGTCCCACATCTTCTCTTTTATAATTACATTCATTTGCTGCAATTTTATTAATAGTTAAAATTCCATCAGCAACAGAAGCATAATCAACTCCTGCTAAAGTCCAAATTGGATCAGCAGCAGGCGGTTCTTGGTCTGCTTCATATTGACAAGACCAATCTGGCTCAAATTGATATCTTAAATTTTCTCCAAATTTTGCTTTTAAAATATCTCCAGTTATTGTAGAATTAACCCAAAATCTAAATAGATTTTTATCTTGTAGATTTTGTGTAGATGATAAAGTTTTGAGTAAATATTTATTTATACTATTTGCTGCAACTATAGTTTTTATGGAATGAGAACCTTCCTTTATAATTGTGTTTTCTAATGAAAGAGTTAAATCAACAGCATCACTAACCGACCATCCATCTAAACTTTCACACAATTCAATATCCTTAAAATTAAAACAATCTTGAATTAATGAAGTATTGCGGTCTAATTTTTGTGTGTGATTAAACAATAAATCTTTTAAAATATTTGAAGCATTTATCTCGTCATCGGAAGTTAGCAATTTTAAATTTTCAAGTTGTGAAAAATATTTATCAGTTGAAATAACTTGATTTGATGTGCATTCCACTCGAAATTGAAGATACCTTTTATTGACTTCTACATCATAACCTTCCTCTCCTGGAATCAATGGAATTGAATATTTTACTTCTATGTAAGGACGATAAGAAGATATTGCTTCTTTTGAATAAAATCTATCTAATATACCTGAAGTGGTATTTGCTCTAAATCGCAAACCATAATTTGCCCAAGTTCCATTCCACCAATTTTTAAAAGTGCTAAAAATATTCATAGATTTCCAACCAACAGGAAGTGGTCCAAGATAAGTGCAAATTTTGCTTCCTGTTATTCCTGGCTGATTATTATAGGTAATTGTATCTTCAGACCAATTACTTGCCACTCTATATCCATCAGCGTTCGGACCCCAATAAGGATGAAATTTATAAACTTTTAAAGTTGCTGATAAAATTGTTGCGTTTGGCGGAATTTTAGCAGTAGGAAACTTCATAAAAATTCTATGAAGATATACATATTCTTTTATTCTTAATTGTGTAGAAGAACCAAAATTAGTTCCAGCCGCTCTGTTATATACTTCAGCATCATCAGAAGGATAAATCTTTTTTGTAAAAGTTCCTCCCCCTACCTCTTCTGTCCCTTCATAAAATGCTCTTTCATCAATATCAATTATTACATCTTCATCTATTTTTTGAGCATTTTCCCATTTTATCTCTTCGTTGGGGTTGTTATGATTTTCATCTAATGTAATAAGTTTTGTAGTAAAGTTAGCAGGCTGATTGAGTAATATTCTCGCCTTCAATCTCTCTATATTCTCATCAATTTTTATTTCAAATAATCCATCCTCTTCTGCATTATAACTTCTTTGTGAAAGAGAAATTTTAACTCCTTTTTCACCTTCTGCTTGAGAATAACCATATAAAATTTCAGAACTTTCTTTATTGTTTTTCTCATTCCAACTTTTAAATTCACCTATATCATCTAAAATATAAGTTTTTTTAATTCTTTTGTTTTTAAAATCAATAAGAAGTCCAGATGCTTTTAGGTTGTAGTTTAAATTTGTATAATCTCTTTGGAATTCTGTGATGTATCCTTGCCAAATTAAATTAGAATGATAATAAAGATATATATTGTTAAATAATTCCACTTTGTGATTTTGGAAAGAAGGATTTTCATTAAGCTTAAAACTAAGTTCAGAAGCTCCACCATAGTGGACTTTTTTGAAGTTAAGATTTTCAACTTTTTGAGGAAAATAATTATTAAAATTTGTATCAATAATTCGGAGTGTTATCATTTAATCACTCCTTAAAAATTTATATCTTGCTTTATAATTTAGCCAAAATGCCATCTGATCAGTAATTACATTTTCATCATTATTATCTGAAACTACTACTACTCTACAATCGCCTTTAGGAAGATAAACAAAATTGCCTCTATCATAATTATTATTATCATTTTCATCTTGAACATAAGTTGAAATAATTTTTTTAATAGTATCTATTTCATAAATTTCATTTTGTAAAATAGCATTAACTTCGCTTTTTCTAATTCCAAAACTTTCGTCAATGGGAATTAATGCTATATAATCAATCCCTATTCTATCTGCTGCATTTCCTATCAACTGAATTTCATAATCAGAAGTGGCTGCTTGTGTTTCTGAATAAGGAACTTGAATTTCTCCAAGCTCAATTAAACGCCATAAATTAGCATCAGTTGCTTTAAATGAATACTCATCATTATATAAATTACCACATTTTAATCTTATTTTTATAACATCATCACTTTCACTTTCACTTTCACATCTTACAAGAACTAAATATCTGCCCTTGTAATTTGCATTATTAAGAGTAAATGTAATATAAGTAGCCCAACCTGCTGTAGGAAAAGTTGCATCAGTATATGCTTTGTTTCCTCCTCTACAATCAGCGTCTCCGGTAGAAGTCATATTAGTTAAGATTGGTTGTTTTACCCAATAATACTTAAAATCATCAAATTCTCCTGTGCAACCTTCCATAGAAAGATTTATATATTCCAATGCCCTCGCTATTCCATAATCCCAACTAATCTCACTACCACCATCTATGCTATAATAATAAGTTGTTCCAACTCGTCTGATTTTAGCAGTATGCCCACTTGTATCATCTACAAATGCTTGAAATGCTCTAATTGAAGGTGGATAATAAATCTGCATCTCATCGTCATAACCTTCTATGAAAAATTTAATTGGGTTTGCATCTCCTACTAAATATAAATATATTACCATCGTATTGTCTTCTGGAGTGCTATCTTGTTTAAAATCTATTTCAATCTCAAAATCATCATCAACACCTGATAACCAATCAGCATCTGGAATGCGTTGTCCATAACCACCAACAATATTAATATTTAAAAGTCCCCCAGATATTGTGGCATTATTTAAAATCCACTTTCCGTCATCTTCGAAAAAATCAAAAAAATAAATGTCTTCTGCCTCTAATATTGGTAGGAAGTTTGTAATATCTGAAATTAATTTTTCGCTTTTTAAACCATAATAAATATTATAAATATCATCTGCAGATAATAATTTCATAAAGAATTCTGTAAAAGCAGAAACATCTCCTTTTGAAGCAGTGGTGTCAAAATAATCAGGTAATGTTTTTGTTGCGTGGGGTGATCCTGCATTACCTATTTCTATTGAAGCACTATACCCAAAGTTATCTACAAATAAATCAACATTAACTATATCTAAATTTTCCATTAATATTTCATAATTCAGAATTTCAAAAAAAGTTGAATGGGTAGTATCAGCTTTAATTTCTAAAATACAATCCTTACTTTCATCTTTAACTTTATAAAGCTCATTAATCAATAATTTAAAATTTGCTAATATATCATCTGGAGAGTTTCCTTTTATAGCAATGTTTAAATTTATTCTTTTTGTTTTTTCTTTTTCTATTGAATAAGGAACTGTAAATATAGTTGTTTCATAATTACCAGTATTAACATCTAATTCATTAATTTTAATTGTTTGCGGCATTTACATTGTCACTTCCTTTCCTTGAATTGCTGATACTTCTCTTGCAATCTTTTTTATAAATTCTTCACTTTTCATTAAATTATTTGCTATTGTTACATTTCCAATAACATATTTAACTACTTTTTGAGTTTGAGTTCCTTCTAAAGGCACAACTTTTGCTCCTCCAGGAAGAAAAACTCTTTCTCTTCCTCTTTCACCTACATCTACAAATCCAGGTTCTGTTATATAGCCTCCAAGTTGAAGTTGTGGAATTCTCGGAATACTTATCTTAGATATACTAATGCTGAATTCTCTACCTGCAAGTCCAGGTATTATCTTCCCAAGCCAACTAGGAACTTTAAATCCTATTCTATTTAAAGCACTTATCATATTATTCATACCTGATTGAATTCTGCTAAAAAAACTATTTATTAATCTGATCATTGCATTTATTGGTCTTTTCAAGCCTTCTTTTATTTTATCCCAGACTTTTAGAAAATTTTCTTTAAAAGTATTTATTGCAGTTATAATACTATTCCAAGTTTCAACAAAGAAATCTTTTATTGAATTCCAAGTTTCGATAATATTGGCTTTTATACTCTCCCAAGTTTCTATAAAGAAATCTTTTATCGAAGTCCAAATTTCAATTGCTTTCTCTTTTATTGGATCGAAAATATTAATTAGAAATTCCTTGATTGCTTCCCAAATTTCTATCGCTTTCTCTTTTATACTCTCCCAAATATCTCCAAAGAACTCCTTAATTGAATCCCAAACTTCAATTGTTTTCTCTTTTATACTCTCCCAAGTTTCATCTAAAAACTCTTTTATAGCAGTTCCTTTTTCTATAAAAAATCCTAATATTTTATCCCAACCCTCTTTTAGCTTAGCGATTATTTCATCCCAATTTTCTACAATAATATTAAGAAAAGGAATCCAATCACGCATCCACGCCCAAATATCTTCTCCTTTTTTCTTAAAAACTTCCTTTACTCTTTCCCACATTTCACCAAACCATTCTACAATTGAATCCCAATTAGTTATAATAGTTTCTTTAATGCCTCCCCATAGATTTACAAAAAATTCTTTTATTGAATTCCATATTCCTATAGCTTTTTCTCCTATAGTAACCCAAAGATTTACTAAAAAATTCCTTATTGCTCCCCAGATTTGTATTGCTTTAGCTTTTATTTTATCCCAATTTTTCCAAATCAATATCCCTACTGCTATGAGAGCAATAATAGCTAATATTATTTTAGTAATAGGTTCTGGAATACCTAAAAACACTATATAAAGAGTCTCAAATGCCCCGACAATTGCAGCTCCAAATGTTTTAATAAATACTATAATTCCACCTATTACAGTCCCAATCTTTACAAGGGGTAATGATAAAATTTTAAAAAGTCCTAAGACTTTGCCTATGGCAACCGAAAGAGTTGTAAGCACAACAACAAATCCAATAACTCCTAACATTATCTCTATCCATCTTGGATCAAGTTTCGCAAGCCATCCCACTAAATCACCTATCTTGTCAACTATTTTAGGTATTGAATCTATTGCAGCTTTGGCTAATAATTCCAAAAATTCAATTCCTTTTTCTATAATAGGACCTGCTTTTTCTCCAAACTTCTTAATTGCCTCTTTCATATTATCTATTGCATCTATAAGATCCGGCTCTATAGCTATAAATTTTTCGGATATTTTTTTCCCAACTTCCGCAAATTTCTTTCCTAACTCATTTACTTTTCCAGTTATTTTTTCAACTGTTGGTCTTACTGTATTTTCAATAAAATTCCTAACTCTGCCCATGATAGTTTCCCATCCACCAAATTTTTCAATAATTGCTTTAACTGTTTCAGTTACTTTGGCTTTTATCTCATCCCAATGTTTCCAGACTAAAATTCCAATCGTTGCCACTAAAGCTGTAACTGCCCCAGTAACTAAACCAACAGGACCTAATAAAACCCCAAAACCTGCAATTAAAGTTGGCAAAAGTCCGATTAATGTTAAAATTGGACCAACAACCAAAGCAAGACCAGCAGCAAACATTACAATATGGGTTATCATGGTTTTAGTTTCAGGAGACAGGTCAGTGAATCTTTTTAAAAGTTCTGATAATATGTCAACTGCTTTTCCTATTATTGGAATAAATGCTTTTCCGAAAGCATCTTTAGCGTCCTCAATAAGTCTTGGAAGAGAAGTTAATTTTTTCCCAACATCTCCCATTGCCTCTTCGTAAACTCCAGCTACTTTTTTACCTTCTTCTAAAATCTCATTTAAGAAAGCTTGTTTCTTTTCTGCTTCGGTTAAATCTCTTGACCAACTTCTCGTTGTTTTCCCAGATTTATCTACTTTCTCGGTAACTATTTTTAAATCTTTACCATATTTCAAATAAATATCATCTATTGTTTTTACTATTCCATATTGTTTTAACAATTCAGGTCGCTGAGCAACAATTGCATTTGTTAAAGTTACAGCAGCATCAGAACTGTTCTGTCCTGAAATAACAGCTAAATCTTGAGCAACACGAGCGATTTTAGCTGCATCTGCAACATCAAGTTGACTCTGCATAAATAAAATTAAAATTTCTCTGGCTGACTTTGTAGTGATACCAAGTTTCTTGATTACCTCTTCTTGTTCAGCTAAAGTTTCTGCTGAAATCCCAGCTGTTTTTCCAACAGTTTTCATTACTGTTTCTAAAACTTCAACTCGAGCAGCAAATAATCCTGTATGCACTAACAATCCTACAAGCCCTACACCAACACCAGTAATTGCAGCTCCAACTGCCAAGAAAGCTCTTGTATCTATTTTCTTTTCTACACTTGCCGCAAAACTCTTTACTCTAGCTTCTGCACTACCTAATGAACGTTCAATTCCTGTAGTATCTGCACTAATATCGACAAGTAATTTCGCTATTGTTCCTAATCCTAGCATTCTTACCATATTTCTTGAATCCTTTTAAATTTATAACCCAAATAAAAAAGGAGCCCTTTCGGACTCCTTATTTAAATTTCGTAATTTTACCAACTAATATTTCTGTTTTAAAAATTTCAAAATCGATACCATCATCATAAAAATCCAAAACTTCCCTAAAGTCTTTTTCATCCAGAAGATACTCCTCCGAAAATCCATACATTAAAATTACTCTATTTATTATTTTTCTGAGGATTCTTGCTTCTGATCCCCCGGAGGAGCTTCCGAGTTTTTTGATATTTCTTCATCCTTTTTTACCATTACATCTTCTACTTTTACTGTTAATGGCTCAATTATGTATTCCATAAGATCAAGGAGTTGCATTATATCAGTATTATCTATTAACCAATCAGCAGTTATTTTTTTATTTGCTTTACAAGCCTGTGCTATTATTTCAATAAGTTCATAGAAAATACCTGTTCCACCAGCTTCCAACTCTTCTCGCCTGTCTTTGAGTTCGACAAGATTGAGCATTACTCTTGTTGAAATTTTTGAAACATCTATTTCTTCTTTTTCGATTACTGCGATCCGCTTTGGATAGACAGTCTGTGAAAAATCTTTTCTCGTAACCATTAAACCTCCTTTTTTATTTTAAGAACCTACTATCATATTGCTTTCTACATTCTCTAATTTGCAATAGATATCAGTTTCAATTTTAGTAGAGCCATCCTTCAAAGTTACTTCTCCTACCATACTTCTTCCAGCTAAAGCTTGAACTATTTCATCTCTGCCTGAAGGTTGCTGTTGAACCTGAGTATTAATGAGTTTTGGCAATTGTATAGTTAAAGTTCCATGTGCTCCACTATTGAATACCAACTGCAATCCATATTCTGTAGAACCTGCTACTGCTGGACCTGCAGCATCTCCCCATAACAACTCTAACATATCCAAATCCTCATAAAATACGTCCATAGATAAAGTTATATCTCTAGCTCCTGCTATCGCTCGCTGAGGATGTCTGTGAGCCATTGTTTTGCCACTCATTGCATCTAAATTGTTTCCAATAGACAGTGTTAAGCTTTTTATTCTTGCAGATATATCTGATGCTCCAATTCTTTCCACAGATAACTCATGATATGCAAGAGGATATCCAACAGGAAGAAGTGCTTTTACAGCTGCTATAGTTTTTATAGTACCTTTTGCATCTTTTGCAGCTATCACATCTACTGTAGCATTACAAAAATCAGCATCTGCTACAAGTTCTAGACTATTTATAGCACAACCGCTAAAAATATGCTCTAAAACATCTTTTCCCAATCTTGCACAAAAACTTTTCATAATTGATTCTTCTGATCCATAAAGTTCGTGCAAATTTAATCCTCCTTCTCCACCTGCTGAAGTGAAAACATATCCTCCCAATGCCCATTTTAACAACCATCCAATAGTTCCTATATCCCAGGCATAAACAATATTTCCAGTTGGTGCATAAAAGCCTGGTCTGTGTGTTCGTATTCCCCTAGTCAGTCCACCTTCATACAAAAGTTGTGTGTCTGCAGGTGTATCAAGACCTGAAGAAGCTTGATCTACTATAATTGTAGCCTCTGGTGGTGAGGATTCTCCATAATCTGACTCTTCTGCGAATCCAAAATAACGTAGTCTTTCCATTTAATTTACCTCCTTTCTTTTAAGTTTCTAAAATTAATCGGTTTTATTTCTTTGCATTTACTACATCTCTTTATTTCCATATTAATCAGATCTCTAAGATGGTGAAGATTATATTGATTACTGCTGCCGCTCCAAAGATAATTTCATTCTCTGGATCTCTTTGTGCTAAATTAAATATTCCACTTTGTATATCCTGTATATAATCACGTTTTCCTAAAGTCCTATCTTTTAATAATACTGATCTTGTAAGAGCCGCTAATCTACTAGCTTCTCTATATCCTTCTTCAGGTTCAAGAGTTTTTACAAAACAAATCAACATAACTGGTAAAGTCCAAGTTTCAGCTAATGCTCTGTGAGTATGAGTTGGTGTCGCAGGATCACACATAATCCAAATCATAGGAGGATCTGGATTTTCACGAGTACGATCTCCTACAAGAACCTGTTTTATTCCTTCTAATAATCCACCTTCTTTGATCTCACTTTCAATTACACTTACTACTCCATCCAATATTTCAATAATAACTTCATCTAATCGTTTAGTAATTGGCATTATTTCTCCATTTTAATATTAATCCAACCATTTTGTTTCTCTTATTGCTCTTTTTATAAATTCACTTACTCGGTTTTGAGCTGTTTCTACAGCTCTATCAGCATAAGGATCAGGTTTTTGACCAAAAACCCAATGTCCTTTAGAAAAATAATCTACTCCCCCTTTTTTCCAATGTAATGCTTTTTTAGTAACAGGGGATATGAAATATGGTTGCCCCACAGGTCCATGTACTCCAGTTCCTTCATGGACAAATATTGAGTAAAGAACACCACTGTAAATTCCCCAAGCAAATTTTCTTATCGATTTTAAATCAAACGAACCTGCGAGTCTTCCATGATCATAAGGAGCTTCTTTTCCCATCTCTCCCCAGACACAAATAGCTATATATTTTAAAGCTCTTTCAAAACTATAGAGAGGCAATTCCTTCATTCTTTCTATATCTTTAATTTTCCACCTAAAATTAATTTTGAATCCCTCATTCACTTATTGTTTCCCCTTCAATTCTATATATCCTAAATAATGGCTTTGCAGGAAATTTATGTAAGTCTGCCAAAAGTGATGGTGTGAATACACGCTCTTCTACCATTCGAATAGACCAATCACCAATTCTAATAACAGGAGAACGCTGACTTTGTATAGCATAAATTACCATATTAATACATGCTCTTCTCGCTATGCTGTGTATTCCTTTAGGGATTTTATCTTCAAGATGATAATCCCTATTTCGATCTTGATCTATAAAATCTTTTATCTCGACGAGCCACCCTTCTATCATTGCTTTTAGCTCTTCCTCTGTTTCTATATGCTTAAAATCTTTATGTTCCACTCCTGTAGCATTTATTACATCTTCAGGAGTAGAGTAATATAATTCATTATTCATTCCCTAACCTGCTTTTTTATAATAACCAAATGTGAGCATGGTCTAATTTGTTTTTCTAATTCTTTAGGAATACGAGTTTTCTTTCCCGCCTTAAATTTTTTACCAGCCCTTTCAACATCAAATGAAACAATATTTTTAACATAAATATATTGTTTTTTATTAACAGGTTTTTTCTTATCTTCATCTATGCTTATATATTGCTTTTTACTAACAGGTTTTTTCTTACTTTTTTTCATTTTAATCCCTCCCAATAACCAATATTATGACAAATAACTTTAATTCCTATTTCATTTGTAAACCTATGCACACCTACAAATTCAGGGTCAATATCGTGGAATAATACTCTTCCACATTTTTTTACCAGTTCAAAATCTGCTTTAACATCCTTATAGGTATGGCTACCATTTATAAAAGCAAAATCAAAATTTATAGTATTAAGTATTGTTTCAATATCTCCTTCTTTGCCAGTAAGTGTATGTATCCCCTCAAAATCTTTAAAAGTATTATCCACCACATTTCTACCTTTTATAAGATGAAAAGAAATTTTATCTTCAACTTTAAATTTGCTCCACACTTTATCTTTTTCTGGATGATCTATAATGTCAAATGTATGCACTTTGTTTGCAAACCGAGCAATACAAGTAGCAGAAACTCCATAAAATGTTCCAATTTCTACTGCAATATTAATTTTTAAATTACAGAAAAAATCCTTCATTACTTTCAAACTTGGTAGAGCAGAAGCCTTAATAAGATTATTTTCTATTGCCCATTTATATATATCTATCATATACACCACTTCCTATCTTCCAGTATTTCCCTAATTTTAAGTCAAGCTCTTTAGGATATGTGGCGTGTCCAGAAGCTGGATAATGTGTTATCTCGCTAAAATAGATATATTCATCTACTAAATAAAAATCAATCCGTATAAAATCAAATCCTTTGCTTAATTTCTCAGCAAGTTCTATCATCTTATTAAAATTTTTAGGTTTCTTTAAATCTGAAATAATTTCGTGTCCACGTCTTTTAATATTCATTAACTTCCAATTTTCATCATAAAAATTAAAAGTAGTCTGATGCTGACTTGTCACATATATCATTTTACATTTTCCACCAAACATACAAACCCTATAATCATTTGGAATATTACCTTTTTTTTCACGTAATACCTTTTCAACTATAATCAATGGACTAATTTCTTGATATGCCCATTCATACCATTGAATTGCGTGAATTGTTTTAAACCATTCTTTACAAAGATTTATTATCTGCTCATTACTTAAATTTATATATTCTTCACGTGTAGAATTAAATTCATATTTTTTGCATCCCTCTCCTTTTTCAACAAGAATCCATCTTCCAGCTCCATTATTTGGCTTGATAATGTATTCTTCAGGTAGTCTATCAAATGGTATTGTTTCAGGATTGTCAGTAACGTATAATAACGGGACAAAATGATTGTCTGCTTCCCAACCTATTTTATCTCTAACATATTGTTTTACCCTATATTTATCTGCTGTTAATATTAATAAAGGGTTTCTATCAAATAATTTCTTATATACAATCTTTTCGCTATAAGTCTGCGGATTATCAAGATTTAATTCATATCCCTGCATGTTTTTAAATCTTCGTTTTTCATCTTCATACATATTTATTACGCTCCGTGTTTTATATAATGAGCCCATTTACTATTATGTGAATCACCTGGGGCAATATTTGCTACTTTAGTATTTGGATTTTTCCACAAAGTATACATAAATGGCACTTGGTCAGATGAAGAGGCGATAGATATTTCAGCCCACCAATCATTATTAAATTTTCGAATATTTTTGTTATTTTTTCTTAAAATAAAAGTGCATTCATATAATCCATATTTTTTAGGAAAACCTTCACTTTTATATCTTTCTATTTGCTTTTTCCTTACATTTATGGATTCGCCTATTGCATGTTGAGTGTTTCTAATTGAAGCTAAGTGTTCTTCATATATGCAATCTCTAAACCTATGTTTAAATAAAGCCATATCTGTATCATCTAAATATTTATCTATCAATTCAGTTATAGAATCAGTTAAAACTAATGAACCATCTATCCAAAGCCAATAATCATAATCAAGATATTTGTGTATAAGTATTTTATAAATTTTAGCAGACATACGAGGCTGTTTAAAATGTGTATATTCTACTGGTATTATTTGCCAAACATTGGATTTTACCTTCTGATTCATAAAAGCAAAATAATCTGCATTTTCATCAAAATACTTTGGCTCATGTAATTTATCAAATCCCCCTGTTATCGCTGTCACTACTGCAATTTCTCTTTTTCTTTTTCTTTTAGTTATTTCTCTACTAACTAATTCATTACATAAATCAGATATTTTTTTAGCTATTTTTTTACTACAAAATTTGGCTGCAATCTTTTTACCTTTTTTACCATCTTTATTTCTCAAACTTGCAGATAATAAATATCTTTTAATTTCTTCGTAGTAATTTTTCTCTACACAGGGAACTCCTAAAGCCAACGCTTTAATTGTTTTGTTATGTGATTTGTAAACTCTCCAATCTTCGAATCTGGGATTTATTACCACATCACTTTCAAGTATAGTTTCTATGGTAATCTCATCTGACCATTCTCTAATTTCAAGATCAAGATTTTTATATGGTTTAACTTCCCATAAATTACCTTGCTTATCGTTATATCCTTGATCATATACTGCTATCATTTTAAGATTAAATTCTTTACCCAATTTTTCTAAATCTTGCCTTGCTAAATCAAGAGAACATATATTAACTCTACATCCATACCAAGCTATATTATATTGATTCTTCTTTTCATGCTTTTTAATTTCATTATGCTTTTCTAAATCTATGCAATCAGGAATTATCACAACCCTTTTATCTTGTCTATACTTCAAAAAAGATTGTTCCAACTCTTTAGTTGGAAACATCACCACACTTATATATGGAAGAAGCTCATCAAATGCTTTTCTTTTCTTACCTGTAAGGTCAAAATTTATAGTATCCCAATGAGGATCAGTAGTATCAAACATTAATTTTATTCCCTGTTCTTTTAATTTCTTGGCAAGTTCTATATCTCCAGACAACCATCGGGCTTGAAATATAACCACATCACAATTTTTTAAATCCTCATATTCATAACTTACTACACAATTCTCAAGATGCTTTACTACATTTAATACTCTAATTCTTGTTCCTGCTGCAATTTGTTTATCATCTATACTCTGATGGGGTACAAATCCTATTCTAACTTTAGAATGTTCTGAATATTTACTTATAGTAGATGCTTTCTTTTCTATTTTTTCTTCAATTTGTTTATCTAATATATGCCTATTTGTTATAATAACTAAATGTGAACACGCACTTATTTCGAGATTTAATTTATGTGAAAAATGCACAAATCTTTCTTTTCCTGCTTTAAAAATCTGTCCTGCTCTTTCTACATCAAAAGGAGCAATATTTTTTACAATGACTTTTTTCTCTTCTTTTAATATTTTGTCATACACTCAATATCTCCACTATTTAAAAAATAAACTATCCTTCTATTTTCTTAGGAGGACCTTCATTAAGCCCCCTTCTCCAATGATATGCATAAAGTCCATCTAATCGAGCTATCTTGATTTCTCTAGCATGGCATTTTCTTCCTATTTCAATATCAACATACTCAATACCTTTTTCTTTAAGAGGTCTAATCTTATTCCAAACACTTTTCCTGATTAACATTACAAATCCACCAAGATGTTCTCCTTTAGGAAAAATGGTAATAGAATCCCCATTCTTTTCATAAAGTCTTTGCCCAAACTTCATGTGATAGACCATATCATGATTATTTCTATCTATTCCAGGAGCTTTTTGAAACTTTGTTCTGATCCTGTTTGTGTAACAAGTGAAAACTCCAACTTCTGGATATCTTTTAATTGCCTTAACAAATAAAACATACCAATCTCTGCGAGTGAACATAACATCATAATCCAAAAACAATGCCCAATCATCATCCCTTATTAATTTCATGCATTTTTCATAAGCTACTACCAAATTCCCTTCTATAGAATATGGGATAAAGGTATAAATCAACTAAACCCCTTTTTTAAAAAACAAGGCTACTCTTCAAATTTTTTATGTTTAAAAAGTAGCCATTATTTTATTGTTTAGCTAACAGGTTTTTTCTGATCAATTAAAGCAGCAACTGCACCATTTTCATCTTCATAATGAGCATCACCTTCAAGTGTAAGAACGAAATCTGTCCTTCTATCTGATGGAATTCTATCAGGTTCTACAGTCACTTCATGAAATACTCCCCAAGCCATATTAGCAGGATGAGAAAGTAATGCAACTCTTCCAACCCCACCTTCTGCTTTTGTTTTACTTCGATTGAACATAGGTACATATTTGATTGCTATTCCTTTGTATGGAGGAACAAGTCCTGCTGCCGCAACATAAACCCTATCTCCAAGATCAGTCTGTCTTTCTCTTAACAAATCAATGTAATCATCTCTCACATCCCAATCAACATAAATTCTCCACTCACTTTCATTCTGCAAAAACTGTTTAGGTAATGCATCAATCATAGCCTGGAACATATTCTCAGGGAATGTAGCAGCACTAGGATCGAAATCTTTTCCTGCATTCCAACCATAAACTTTGTTAGCTGCAAGTTTAATCCAACCATCGGTTAGAGAAAGAATATCATCATCAGTATAAGAGATATCAGTATTTGCTAAGATAGCAAATTCCTCCATATCCCTGCCAGCTGCTTCACCAAAGAGATCTACTAAGGTAGTTTCGAAATTACCTCTTTCAATATTCCTTCTAAGAGCCTTATCTCTTAAACCAGTGATTGCTTGCAATTCTTTAGCAATAAGTTGATTAGTAGCAAACTGAGGTTTTGTATGTTCTTCATCTGTCAATTTTCTATGTTCCCACTTTGAAGTATCTGGATTCCATTTTGTTCCTGAACGCAGTATCCTTCCTACAAACCCTACTCTATCAATATCCACTATTTGAGCATCCATTTTGATAAATCTTGCTTCATCCAATATTACTGTTTTATGTTGCATAGCTCTTACGAAAGCAGCAAACTTTTCAGGTTGCAAGATAGCTTTACCTAAATCATCTACTGTTATGATCTGTTTGAACGCTAAAGCATTTAATAGTTCTTTATTTGTAAACTTCATGTCTATTTACCTCCTTTCTTAGTTAAATTTATTCTTTTTTAGATTTTTTTCTACCAAAGCCATCACGATCACCAAAATCTAAGGCTTTGCCTTTTTTGGCTTTATCGTCATCATCACCACCATCTTGACCTTTTAAGGCTTTAGATGGATCAATTTTTAAAACTTTGGCCATTTCCTTTATTACTTCTTTTTCTGTCGCCATACCTTTTCCAAATTCTGTTAATTGAGTTTTCAAAGTCTCAATCTCTTTCTGCACGTTTTCCATTGCTTCTTTCAGTTTTGTTTCTATCACTTCCTTCACTGTTTCTTCTATCTTTTCCGCTATTTTTTCATCGATAGGTTCTTTTACAGGTGCAACACCCTCTATCTCTTCTTCTACTATTTTTTCTATTGCTACCTCAAGTTTTTCCTCTTCTACTTCTCCCTTCTCATCTTTGATAGATTTCAAAACTTCTTTTATTTTCTTTTTCCTTTCCTCATTCACAGTTTTTCCTCCTTTCTTTATTAATTTAATTTTACTTTTTGATTTTTCTGCTTCTTCACCATGAAAGAATTTAATTGATTGAATTTCAGATGTTCTTTTACCATCTTTCTTATATATCCCATAAACTACTATTACTCCATCGTCCTTCTCAAAATCAAATGGTTTTTTATCAGCTCTAAATTCATCATATTTTCCTGGATCTTCTTGCCTGAAAGCATGGTAATTCGCAATTTTTTCGTAATCTCCATGCTTAAAATCATGCTCTTTCAACCAACTTTTTGCATCAGCTTTAGTCCATTCTTTTGGTTTCTTTTCCTTAACAATAATTTTTATTTTATTTTCTTTTTTACCTCCTTTTAAAGTTTTTATAATTTTGTCCCATAAATTTTCTTTAGGTTTAACAGCTTTACTTTTCAATGCAAACCACTTTGACTTTGGAACTGCTGGAGAACCTACAACCGCCACAGCAACTGGAACCCAGTCTGGACCTAAATCTTTAAGTAATGTTTTCTTTAAAACTTTTAGTATATCTGTATCATCTTGAAGAGATTTCAATGCTTTTTTCAAATCCTTTTCTTTCAATGCTTTTCTTGCAACTCCCATAATGCTATATCCTGTCAATTCACCTTTTTCTACTGCTTCAAAAGTTTCTTCATCTAATTTACTACCTAAAATCCAAGTTCCTACAGGTAAAGTAATTTCTTCACCATCAATGCTCTTTACTGTTCTTTCCGAATAAGTTAAATAACTTTCAACAGGTTTTCCAACAGCATTTAAACTATGCTTTAAATCAATATGCTGATAATCTTCCATCCATTCGTGAGCCACATCTTCAATTTTCTCTTTTGATACAATTTCTCCATCTGAATCCTCTTCTCCAGGAACTAGAACTGCTGCGAAAGCAATTCTTTTTTTAACATTCTTAAATACTATCGGACCAGTAAGTTCTATAAGACTTTTAGATTTCATTTCAATTTTTTCAACAGGCCATTCTTCTTTCTTTTGAAAATATAACTGTGTCCATAAAGCCTTAGGATTATTAATCCCAGACTTCCCTTTAATTACAGCCATATATTTCTCTAATGAATCTGACCAATCATCCCAACTATCAAGAAGATCCTGCATATCTTTTAGAGTTACATCAGGATTCGCATTTATAAGTTGTTTTACTACATAAACATTATCTACTTCTTTAGGACTTCCAAATTTTATTTCTCCATCTAATTCAGAATATTCCAATGAATATAATTTTTGTGAATTATAATCTTTAACAATAACTACATCATCAAAGGTTGCTATAACTCCTATACTAACTATCTCTCCTTCTACTGTAGAAATATTTTCAAACAATTCCCTTATTCCCCATTGAATTCGATCTATTCTACTTTCTAAACTATCTCCTTGTAATTTCATGTTCATTTTTTTTCACCCCCTTTCAATTTTTGATTGCAATTAAAAAAGAGTCCTTACAGACTCTTAATGTTAGTTAATAAAATTATTTATTTTAGTAAATTAAATTATCACTCCTTTTTTCTTTTCAATATTGAAACTGTATATTTTTCCTCAAACTGTATTCCATTATCTCCTTTATAAGGCTTTTTATGATTTACTTTCCCTTCAATAATTTTGTCAGGAATTCCTTCAGGAAATGCTTTACAACAAAACTCTTCATACTCATTTTTATAAAAATGCTTACATTCTAAACATAAAGGAATTTCAATTTTTCTCATATTCATATAATCCATTTTTAATATTATATTATTGCTTTCCTAAAAACTTCATTAAAATATTAACAGCATCAATTGCATATCTTGAAGGTGATTTATTTAATTCTACCTGTACAAAACTTTCAGCCAAAAATTCATCAATATTCTTTTCAGCACGCATTGAAATAAACATTTTTCCATATTCGCTTTGCCATTCACTTCGGCTTAATATTCCATCTTCACATTTCTTTTTTAAATCTCTTATTGCATATTCATAAGATTTTTTTATCTTCTCTAATCCACTTTCACATTCCATATATCCTACAGGTAAGTCTATCACTATTTTTGGAATTTTATAAGTCTGAAATAATAAATGAGCATATTCATGAGTAAAAAGACCTTTCATTTCATTTGCTTTATCAATTTTAGTTAAATATCCTATATCCCTAGCATATTTAACAGTTGAAATTAAAGACTCTTTATCATATATATGTTGCATATAAATATTTAGATTATAATTTCCCCAAATATTAGAAGTTCCACTAACACCTGCACGAGCATTCCCTTTAGCTTTACTAACAAAAATTCTTGACAAATTTTTTGTTCCTGAAGGATATTTTTTCATTAAATCCGAATATTCCTTATGTAATTCATTAATCAGATCTAATTCTAAATTTTTATAACCTTTTGTTTTGACACCTAAATTTATCTCTGCCCATTCCTGTGCTTCTTCTGTTGTTGTTGCTAGCACAAATTCAGGTTCTTCCAGTCCACTTTCTATTAAATCTCCTTCATAAAAATATGGTTGTCCTACAGGAGCTGTATATCCGAAAGGCATAAGAAAAGGAACTAACCTGCATCTACATTGAATCCATTCTTCAATAGGACCACTTCTATCACCAGGATACATTAATCCATTACTAAAACTATCTCCTGTTCTTACAATTTGACCATGAAGATAAGCATGGCTACTTCTAACTCTTTCATCTCTTGCAGACCACCATTGTTCATATTGAACTCCTAAATCTATGCAGGTATGATGAGATCCTAAGTTCTGATATGATTGAATTTCTGTTCTCGCTATACGCTCTAATCTATAATCCTCTATAGAATCAAATACTTTTTTCAAACGATTTGAAGCTTCTCCAATCCCTAATCCCTGAACATAACTATCAGCAAGATTCTCCATTATATCTCCCATTATTCGATCCATTGTCGCATCACTAGCTATAAATACACTATCTCTAATCAATTTCTCAAATTGTTTTGAATATTCTAATAATGGAATTTCAACAATTGCTTGTTTCATTATTAAATTTTCAAAGTGCATTTCTGTTTCTACTGCTAAAGAATCAGCAAATAACAAAACTCTTTCTCTACCTACATTTACAGATTCTATTACGCTCTCACTAATAATTTCTTTAAATTCTTCTCTTAAACTTTCTATTTCAAAAAGCAATGGTTTTCTTATAATATCACTTGAAGGAACAGACTTCATTTCTTGAAGCTTTGAAATTGTCCTTTCAAATGTAATCTTAAATAACTTCTTTAACTTATGCGTTAATTCTATTTCGGCTTTTTTCTCCCATCTCAACCAATGCTCCGAGATCTCCAATTGCTTTAATGATTTCTCTATTTCCAATATCATTATCAGATTTTTCACTTTTCTTTACCCTCTCTAAAAGTTTATTTCGCAAGCTCTTTACTACTGATTTAAATTCTGCAGTATGAATAAATTGTTCTGTTAATGGCATTCCCTTAACAAATCTCATATCAAGCAAAGGATCATCTGGATCATCTTCAAGCCCAAATTTATCAGCATAATGTTTAATTACATTTCTTATTGTCATTGCTCCCTGATCAAATAAAAAGCCTATCATTTCTTTTTCATGTGTTTCATCGGTTGTATCTATCTCAGCAAATTTACCTTTCCAGTCTTTAGTGTCAAATCCATTTTCATGCCAGATTATTTCCTGATTTATAAGTTGTTCTATAACTGTTTGGCGAGGATCAATAACAGACCTTTTATAAATCTCTGTAGATTCTCTTGCAGTACTGCCTCCCAAAGAACCTGTTTCAATTATTCCAATCCGATATCCAGGAACACCATGAGCTATCATAACTTCATCTCTATTATCTTTTCTAAAAAGTCTAAACGAAGCTTCCTTAACATCAGTAGACAATGGGACAAAGTCAATTTTAACTTTACCTTCTCCTGCTACTCTTGTAGGAATTGACAAAACTAAGGTAGAATGAGGATATTTAATAAGTTCTTTTAAATGTTCGCTTATTGTTGTTTCTAATTCAGTTTTTCCTTCAGCATCTTCTTTGCCAGGATCAAAATCTCCACTTATAAATACAGCATAAGCAGGAACTCCAAAATTTGAAAAGAAAGCAATATTATAATCTCTCCTTCCTAAATCTCCATAAATAGCTCCGATAGCAGGAGCAACACAAGTAAGACCATAATAATCTGATCTAGTTGTATAATCTGTATTCCAAAGAACCTCAGTTGCTCTATCTTTTGGATCAAGAGATCCCAATTCATGTTCAGTTCCATTATTGCAATCTATATCTTTTTCATAGTTTATTCTCTTAAACCAACGAGTTCTAATTCCCCTGATCTGAGCAAACTTATTCCAATCTTTGTGAATTCTTATAGTATGAGCAGGCATGTGATGTAATGATTTAGGAAGTCCTGTAGGAACATTCCCAACTCTTGCCATTTCCATAGCTCCATATCCGATAGATTCACAATCTTTTTGCATCCTTGAAAATAAAACTGTTATAGGAGGTTTTTGAGATATAAGAAAATTATTTATTTCTTCTTTCTTTGCTTCGTTTGGTTTTTCTACTTGAGAAAATAATGAAAACCCCAATCCTGCTGTATCCTTAGCTTTTACATCACAGCATCTAGCATGATAAGCATTCATCTCTAAAAGAGAGGCTAATATTGCAGGATTATAAAGAGGTTCAATCAATTCTTTTGTTCCATATTTCTCTGCAAATATATCTTTTATCTGCTTTGAATCTTCTGTCTTTAAAGCAAACTCATCTAACTGCTCCTGTCTAACAGTCCTCCCTGTCTTTGTCACATAACAGAAGGGTTTTCTACTAAAGGTTTCTTGGGTTTTTTGTAAACTTTTAGAAACCCTTTTTTTCTCTCTATATCTCTTTTGATATTCTTTTTGTTTCTTTTTATTTTTATAAGGCATTATTTCACCTAACTGATTTTGCTCTTACTATTCTTCTTTCTGTTCTATTTATTATTAAATCTGTAAAGCACCATACTAAAGCATCTATTCTATCGGGACTTGTTTTAGTCTCTGGAGTAAAGTTGCATTGCTGATCTTCTAAATCTTTAAACACTCCAACATGATGTATCCTTCCTTGTTCATATAAAGCACTAACAGGTTCAGCTCTCGCTCTCTTACCTCTCGAAGCATATATAGATTTATAACTAACATTTTTATCTACATTCCTTATTACACTTTCTACCATATCACCACCAAAGTTTACTTCTGCTATTATCCTATCTGCTTTATATCTGTAATATGCTTTAATTGCTATAGATGCCCATCCTTTAGGTCTTTTTCTACAACTTAAATCATCTATAACATAGCCTTCTAAATTGCTATCTACTCCACAAACCATAATCCCTGTTTCACTAGAAGTTTCCTTACCAGTCCCTGCAGGATCTATCCCAACTACAATTCTTACTAATTCATCTAAATTTATATCTGACACTC